AAGCGTTTGACCGGTGCAAAGCAAGCAGTTGATAAGCTTGCTCCTAAAGGTGCTGCTACAAGAATCAAGACAAGCATTGATAAGGCAAGAGAAGCAGCTAGAAATAGAGGCACCGAAAAAGATGATAAAGGCAAAGCATACTATGCTGCTCAAAAGGGTATTGCTAAAGTTAGAGAAGAAGTTGAACAGATCGACGAGTTAGACAAAAAGACTCTTGCGTCTTACGTAAAAAAGTCTGCTGGTGTCGGCGATAGAAACAGTCTACCAAATGCTATGAGAGATCAAGCTACTGCCGCCGTTACTGGTGACAGAGAATGGTATAAGAAATCTGGTCGTACTGCAACTAATCGCTCAACAGGTATTCAAAGAGCAGCTGATAGACTTGCGAAAGAAGAAGTTGAGCTTGATGAAGCATTCAACGCAGGTTTGCTCAAACTGAATGATGGTTCATCTATTTCAGTAAATTCACAGGATGCAAAACTTCTTAATCAACTCATCAATGGTCTCCGCCAAGAAAATGCAAAGAAAATGATGAAAGTTGCAATGACTGATAAAGACGGCTTTAAAGAAATTTTAGGTTTTGCAAGAGAGGCACTCTAATATGGTAGATATAGTTCTTAAATTGACGGGGGAAGAAGTTTCAGTTTCATCAACTCCAGATACAGTTAATGATGCCGTACTTTTCAGAATATTTACACCGACTGGCGGAGCTGCTTTTATCATTGTAAGAGATTCTGCTAATAATATAATAGGATCAATGTCACAGCCAGCTGGGTTTGTAGAAATAATGGAAAAGCGGGCTACTGATACTGTTGAAGCAAACACTGCAGTTAAATGCACTCCTGTTGCTTACAAATGATTCAGGTTCATAATCTTATAAATAAAAATAAAAAAGGAAACAAGATATGAAACTAATAACAGAAGTTTACGATGAGGCGTCGGTTCTTACTGAAGCATCTGAAGATGGTAAAAAAGGTTATTTTATAGAAGGTATCTTTATGCAGGGCGATGTTAAAAATCGCAATGGCAGAATTTACCCTTCTGCTATTCTTGAAAATGAAATGAAGCGTTATAATGATCAATTTATTAAGACAAAGAGAGCCCTTGGCGAACTTGGTCACCCAAATGGTCCTCAGATCAATGGTGACAGAGTTTCACACCTTATCACTGAAATGAAGCGCGATGGTTCAAACTTCGTCGGTAAAGCAAAAATTCTTTCTACTCCAATGGGTGAAATTGTAAAAACATTCATCGATGAAGGTGTAAAAGTTGGAGTTTCAACTCGCGGTCTTGGTTCTGTAAAACCAACTAAGGAAGGTATTATGGAAGTTCAAGATGACTTTCATCTTGCAACTGTAGACATTGTTACAGACCCTTCAGGTCCAAATTGCTTCGTAAATGGTATCATGGAAAATACGGAATATTACTATGATATTGCTTCCGGTAATTGGAGAGTAATGGAGCGTCTAGAAGAAACTGTAAAAGAACTGAAGAAGGAAGTTACCACTCGCAACCCACTTGGCGAAGCGAAAGCTCTTAGAATATTTGAAAACTTCATAGCTTCTTTAAAGTGATACATAAATTATATTTTTTATAAATAAACTATGAGATTAAATTAAATCCATAAAAAGGAGAATAAAATGTCAGAACAAGACTTACAAGAGTTCAAAGCAGATCACAGTGGTGGTGATGTTGTCAAGGGCGCAGAAGTTCCTGATCCAGTTACACCAGCCGGCGGTGCTGTAAAACCACGTCGTGGAGACGTAAAGAAAACAATAGATGCTACAGCTGATAAACTAGGCTCTACATCTGGAGTTACTGCAGAAGTTAAAGAAGATGTAGATGGTTCAGAATCATTTGAATCGCTATTTGAAGGACTTGATCTTTCAGAAGACTTCAAAGGCAAGCTTTCATTAGTATTTGAAGCTGCTGTCAATGAAGCTGCTACTGTTAAAGCCGAAGAAATTGCAGAATCTTTAGAAGAAGAATTTTCAATTAAACTAGAAGAATCAATCAACGAAGCAATGGAAGAGATTGTTGAAAATCTTGACAACTATCTTGACTATATTGTTTCAGAGTGGATGGAAGAGAACGCTGTTGCAATCGAATCCGGCATTAAAGTTCAAATGGCTGAGTCATTTATGGAAGGTCTTAAGGGTCTCTTCTATGAGCACAACGTAGAGATTGATGAAGAAACAGTTGATATTGTTGCTGATCTAGAAGAAGAAATTGCTTCACTTAAAGAAGAAGTAAACAAGACAATCAATGCAAATATTGAACTTTCTGAAGCTGTTGAATCACTTCAGGCCGAAATGATCTTTGAAGAACTTTCAGAAGGTCTAACCACTTCTCAGAAAGAAAGATTCCGTGTTCTATCAGAAAAGCTCGAAGTATCTGATCTAGATTCATATTCTTCAAATCTTTCAACATTGAAAGAATCATTTTTCAAATCAAAAGCGCCAGTTATTAATGAGACTGCTGTAGACGATGAAGAAAAAGAAATCATGCTTGAGGAAACTGCTCCTAAGAAAGTTTCATCATATGACTCTGTCAATGCAATCGCAGCCGCTTTAAATTCAAACCGTTTTAAGTGAAAAAACCAAAATTATAAATAAGTTTATAAGATAACAAACAAAGGAGAGACAAAAATGAGTCTATCAAATCGCGATTTAGTTGCAAAGTGGGGCCCAATCCTTGAGCACTCAAACTTTGCTTCAATCAAAGACGAACAAAGAAGATCAGTAACTGCAACTATCCTCGAGAACACTGAAAGAGCGCTTCGCGAAGATAGAACTGCTGTTTCTATGTCTTCACTTCTAATGGAAACACCAACAATGAACGCAGGCGGTTACGGTTCAACTGGTTTCAGCGGTTCAGCTGCTGCCGAAGGTCCAGTAGCTGGTTATGACCCAGTTCTTATCAGCCTTGTTCGTCGTTCCATGCCAAACCTTATCGCATACGATATCGCTGGTGTTCAGCCAATGACTGGACCAACCGGTCTTATCTTCGCTATGCGTTCTAAGTATGGCACCGCAAACAGCGCAAACGAAGCTTTCTATAGTGAAGCTGATACCGATTACTCTGGTTCTGGTACACAGGCTGGTTCAACCGGTAATGCTGCTACTGCAAACACTGGCGTTGGTATGTCAACTGCAACCGCTGAAGCACTCGGTTCAACCGGTGGTCAGTTCGCAGAAATGGCTTTCTCAATCGAAAAAGTTGCTGTAGAAGCTAAGAGCCGCGCTCTAAAAGCAGAATACACCACTGAACTTGCACAAGACCTAAAAGCAGTTCATGGTCTAGATGCTGAAACAGAACTTGCAAACATCCTTTCTTCTGAAATCCTTGTTGAAATCAACAGAGAAGTTGTTCGCACAATCTATAACTCAGCTGTTACAGGTGCTTCAAACACCTCTGGTCCAGGTACATTCGACCTCGACGTAGATGCTAATGGCCGTTGGTCAGTTGAAAAGTTCAAGGGACTTATGTTCCAGATCGAACGTGAAGCTAACCAGATCGCAAAAGACACCAGAAGAGGTAAGGGTAACATCGTTATCTGTTCTTCTGACGTAGCTTCCGCTCTTCAGATGGCAGGTGTTCTTGATTACACCCCAGCACTTAACTCAAATGCCCTCAATGTTGACGACACCGGCAACACCTTCGCAGGTGTTCTAAACGGTCGCTTCCGTGTTTACATTGACCCATATGCTGGAAACAACTACATGGTTGTTGGTTATAAGGGTTCAAGTGCATTCGACGCTGGTCTATTCTACTGCCCATATGTTCCACTACAGATGGTTCGCGCTATCGGTGAAAACAGCTTCCAGCCAAAAATCGGCTTCAAAACCCGTTACGGCATGGTTGCTAACCCATTCGCTCGCGGTGCATATGACTTCGGAGCTCCAGGTCTTGGTGCAATCGAAGCAAACACCAACAAGTACTACAGAAGAGTTCTTGTTCGCAACCTTCTCTAATAAAAAAGAGTCCGGAAACAACCGGGCCCTTACAAAGAAACTGGCGGATCTTCGGATCCGCCTTTTTTTATTTTATAGATATTCGTTTAAAAACAACCGCATCATCTATAGTA